CTAATATCTCCATTAACAATGGTACCTTCAGCAATCATTGTACTAGTTACAGTACCTGTATCTCCTGTAGTAATTATAGTTCCACTTACATCTGGAACTGATAATGTTCTAGTAGTTGCTGTAGTTATACTTGATAATTGAAACTGTAATTTTTTAGTACCATCTGTTTCATCAATGAAATATGTTGTGCTATCAGATAATGATTTATTTGTAAGAGTCTGTGCAGTGGTTTTATCAACTGTTGTTGCAGTGTCTATTGCAATTGTTACGCCGGCAGAACCATTATAGGTGGTACCTGATAATCCAGTGCCAATAGTTAATGCATTTAAATTTGAACCAAGAGATATACCTGAAATTGTGCTTGAAACTAACTTTGTAATTGCAATCGAACCTGCTAACATTGTATTAGTAACAGAACTTGTATCACCTGTAGTAACTATAGTTCCAGTGACTGCCGGTATTGTAAGAATTGTTCCAGTACCTACTGCGGCAGTAGGTATTAATTGAACTGTACCAGAAGTAGATCCAGGAAGAGTTACACTGGATATACCTGTTAATGCAAGATTAGCACTTGCTCTATTTAAGGTGACTGCAGTTGTACCAATATAATTGGTAGAATTACCTAATACTGTATTTGAAATAGTGCCTGTTAAATTTCCAGCAGTAGTATAGTATGATCCATGTTGACCATCTAAATAATCTGAATTTAAATTAGATACAAGAGTAGTAGAAGTAACTGTTAATGGTGCAGTTCCAGTAGCAATTGTAGAAGTTAATGAACCAACTTTTAATGGAGCATATGTTGCACTTGTAAAATCAAGAGTAGTTCCTGTAGGTTCTCCAACCATTCCACTGAAAAGTTTCCAAATACCATTATCAGAAGCATCTCTAACTAATCCAGTATGTAAATGAGTTCCTGTATTATAAGCTCCAACTATACCTAAATCAGTAATATCTGCAACATTATTATCACCAATGTAAATTAATGGATCATTAATAACTAATTCTGTTGCTGATAACTGAGTAGATCCACCACCAAAAGTAATACTACCAGTAACATATAAATTGTTTTCTATTGTAGTAGTACCTGTATGGGCAGTACTACCGATAGAAATAGCAGTTGCTGCTCCACCAATATTAATAGTTGTGGCAATAGTGTTTAATAAATTAAAAGTGGTACTACCGGTGGTTAAACTGGTTGTAACTGCCGGAGAGGTAAGGGTTTTATTAGTAAGAGTCTGAATACCAGTAAGAGTTGCAACAGTAGAATCTATTGCAATAGTTACTGCAGAAGAACCATTATAGGAAGTACCTGATAAACCAGTACTAATAGTTAAGGCATTTGGATTTGATGCAGTAATTGTTGCAGATCCACCTAAACTAATAGATGATCCATTTACAGTAATTGAACTATTTGTTAATTTGGCATTAGCAATAGAACCGGCAAGCATTGTATTAGTGACAGAACCTGTATCTCCAGTTGTTACTGCAGTTCCAGTTACGGCAGGCAGTGTTAAAGTATTTGATCCTGCGGTAGCAGTTGCTAAAACAGTAATAGTACCAGATGTTGATCCAGTTAATTGAAGATTAGGTGTGATTGCCCCATTCTTTACTACAAACTCGTTTGCCATCTCATTTCCCTATCCACGAGATTAAAATTATACAACTATTGTTGTTCTTGATATATTTATAGTTGCTGAAGTTACTGATCCCATTGTTACTAGTAATCTAACATTACCTGTATTAATATCTGTAGCAAATGTTCCAAGTGAACCATTAGTATTCATCATACCGTATTCAGTCATAGTAGTAGTTGTGCCATTATGAATAACAAGGATTTCTGAAACTTGATAATTTGTTCCTTGCGTAATTTGTACAATGTATTTTGATGATCGATAAGTAGCAACAGCAAATGTATCTACTGCAGTTTGAGATACTGTAGCAACGGTTGCTTGAATTACATTTTCATTCGCAATTGTTGTAGAACCAGTTTTCTTATCAAATGCATTTAATGATTTATTTGATAATGTTTGAGCCCCAGTTAAAGTAACAACAGTAGAATCTATTGCAATAGTTACTGCAGAAGATCCATTATATGAAGTACCTGATAATCCAGATCCGATAGTTAATGTATTAAGATTAGATCCAAGTGTAATACCAGAAATAGTACTAGCAGCAAGTTTAGAAACTGCTATTGCTGCTGAAGCATTGATGTCTGTATTAACTATAGTACCATCTAAAATCATAGTAGATGTTACAGAACCTGTATCTCCACTTGTTATTATAGTACCAGTAACTGCCGGTATTGTAAGAATTGTTCCAGTACCAACTGCGGCAGTAGGTATTAATTGGACTGTCCCTGAAGTGCTTCCAGGTAATGTAACTGAACTTATACCAGTTAATGCAAGGTTAGCAGTTGTTCTATTAATAGCAACTGATGTAGTACCAATAAACATTGTTTGAGAAGGCGAGGCATAATCAGTACCTGCAGTAGCAGCACTTATTGCTGTTCCATTTCCTTTCAATATTCCAGTAATAGAAGTTGTTAAGGTAATAGCAGGAGTAGAAGTACTTGTTGCTACTGTACCGGCAAAACCATTAGCAGATACAACAGAAACAGAAGTTACACTACCTGTACCACCCAATAAATTTGTACCAACACTACCGAGACTTGCAGTTAAATCGATATAAACACCACGATTAGTTCCACCATCTTCCCAAATACGCAACTTGTTTTGATAGATGTCTATTCTCACCCCTGTCCCGCCAATGGTGCTATTGGTTTGAGGTTTTGACAATAGAATTTCACCTCCCTCATCGCCACTAGAATATGAGCTAACAAGATTTCCTGTAGAAGTTACAGAAGAACCAGTAATAGCAGCAGGAGTAGTTCCACCAATAATACAGTTGTTTAATGTACCTCCTGAAATGGTACTTGTATTAATTGTAGGAGAGGTAAGGGTTTTATTAGTAAGAGTTTGATAACCTGTTAATGTGGCAACAGTAGAATCAATAGCAATAGTAACTGCAGAAGAACCATTATATGAAGTACCTGATAATCCAGTACCGATAGTTAACGCAGATGAAGTTACATTTAAAGATTTAATTACATTGGATGCATTTTTAAAATACAGTTTTTCATCTGTATAATTTAATGCTAATTCACCGTAAGCTAAATCAGTAGTTAATGGGACTTTAGAAGCAACAGAAGACTTCTTTAATAGAACTGTATTTGCCATTGTGATTCCTAAAAAGGATTAATAAAAGGGGGAGTAATAACTCCCCTGAATAATATTATTAGTATGTACCGCCGTCGATATTAAATCCGTCTAAAGTAGATGTACCATTACCTGCTCCGGTAATATTAGTGCCAACATATATTGCTTTAGCAACTGATAAACCTCCACTTAATACAACTGGAGCAGTTCCAAGCGCAGAAGCGTCGGTAACAGAAGTAAATGTTACATTACCAGAAGCAGCAACAGTGGTACCACTAAAAGATGAAGTAGTAATTGTTTTATTGCTTAATGCCTCAGAACCTGCAAGAGTTGATAAAGTTCCAGTTGTAGGTAATGTAACAGAAGTTATAGCAGTTGCTGCAAGAGTAATAGCAAAAGCGCCACTAGTACTAAATGCACCAGCAGTAGAAATATTTCCACCTAGAGTAATTGTACTTGAATTAGCTACGCCAGTTCCACCTTTAGCAGAAGCTATTACTGTTCCTGACCAAACACCTGTTGTAATAGTACCTAATGTAGTAATAGAAGATTGACCTACATAAGTAGAAGCAATATCTATACTATCAGCATTAATAGTAATTCTACTTGCGGTACCAACTATATCAAGAACACCGGAAGTTAATGTTAAACCACCTCCAGCAACAGATGATTTTAATTGTAAATAATCAGCAGCAACTTCTATGCCGCCAGTAGCAGAAGCTTGTACAAAGAATGTTGTACCAGTTTGACCTAAACCATCACCGGCAGTATATGCACCAGCACCAGAGAATTGTACCCAAGATTGACTACTAAAACTTATTAAATAAGAATTTGATTGTACCCAACCTGTTTTAGCATATAGTGTACCTTCTTGAATGAATATAGATGCACCTAATAACTCACTATATACATCAGCATCAGCAGATCTTGTTAACGTATAGTTAGCACCACTTTCAATATAATCGTAAATACCATTATCGGATGTTGTGATTTGTCCTAGTAGTAATAATCTATAAGTACTTTCTAATGCGCCATGACCATCAATATTCAACGCAGTCATAGAAGCAATTGTACCAGTCAATGGTACATTTCCAATTGCTAATAAGTGTGCTGCTTGTTTCCAAGTTAAACCTGTTATTTTATTATCAACATAATCTCTTGTTACAGCGTCATTTCCAGTAGTTGGAGTTGCAAGATTTGTAATTCTTGCTCCATTAACATCAACAGTACCTGTACCATTTGGATCTAATGAAATATTACCATTAGTATCAGTAGATGATATAGTATTACCATTAATATTAATATTATCAATAGCTAATTCAGTTAATCCAACAAGAGTTGTAGAGGTAGCACCTAAAGCAACAGAAGTAGAACCAAAGGTAACTGACGTATTAACAAGTGCACTATTACCAATATTGGTAAATGTATTGGTAGACCCACTAATTGATTTATTTGTTAATGTATCTGTTGTTGCTTTACCAACTAATGTATCTGTAGCAGCAGGTAATGTTAATATACCTGAAGCAGCACCATTTGTTGTTAAAGTAGTTTGCCCACTAACACTACCATTAAAATTAATACCACCTGAAATACTAGGTGTAGTTGCTAATACAACTGTTGAACCAGTACCAGTATATGCAGTAATTGCATTACTATTAATACTAAAACTATTGCCTGTACCGGCAGTATTAAAGGTTTTATTTGTAAATGTATCGGTTGTTGCTTTACCAACTAATGTATCTGTAGCAGCAGGTAGAGTTAATGAATTAGAACCTGCAGTTGCAGTAGCTAAAACAGTAATAGTACCTGAAGATGAACCATTAAACTTTGCACCGGTAGCACCAATTGTTGGTAGTGTTAGTGTTTTATTTTGTAGTGTTTGAGTATCTGCTAAAGTAACAACAGTAGTATCAATATCAAATGTAACAGTATTATTTGTTATTGTAGAAGTAAGGCCATTACCTCCTAAAAATATCAATGTATCTGATAATAAAGCAACTGCATCTGTTCCAGTATCACCGGAAATATTTAAATTAGATGCTACAGATGCTGTAGTTACAGTTGTAAGTTGTCCTTGAGCATTAACGGTAATTACAGGAATTGCCGTGGCAGAACCATATGTATTAGCACTTACAGTAGTATTTGTAATAGAAATTGTAGTTGTATTACCACCATCACTATTTGCAACTGTAATACCTGTACCGGCAGTAACTGCTCCGCCTACAGTATCGTAAATATATTCTGATAATGGAGTTGCATTATCACCAATATATGGATTAGTGATAATGGTTTTACCAGTACCATTAGGTGTAAGAACAATATTACCATTAGTATCTGTAGAACTAATAGTATTTGTAGAACCTGTAAGGGTAATATTACCTACATTAATATTATTGATTTTACTATTAGAATCAATAACTATAGCAGATGATGCAGTAAGAGTTCCAGGAGATTGATCCAGCATGTCGGTAAAATATTTACCGCCTATAACATAATGGTTTGTAGCATTTCCTGCTGTTTCTGTACCTATACCAATATAAAGTCTATCGCCGCCATTACTGCCATTATCGGTTAATGCTGAATACGCCATTTCGCCTGCGGCAAGAGCACTTGGATTCCCGCTGACTGTACTTCTTTTAATTCTTATGGTTGATGCCATTTTTTAGTTATCTCCGTTAAAATTCGCCAGCTTCCATATCTTGTAAATCAAGATGTATGGTGGATGTCCATTTATTTGTAATAGAATTAAACACAAGCACAGAACCGTTTTGTATAATCGAGGTATCTACATTACCTATATCAGATATAGAACTAAGTATTGCAGGGTTTGCTAAATTACTAGAAACGTATGGTCCCGTATCATATCCAACCGATGCAGTTAAATAGTTTTGGTCTACTATTGCTATAATATCTGCCATATTATATTTGGGTTATTTGTGGTGTTATTGTAGCTATGCCTTCAACTACTCTTGTTTTTATTCCAGTACTTGTTTGTGTTATCTCAATATCATAAAGGTATCTACCAGGAGGTATTGCTCCGGATTCAGATGAAGTTAATTGGATACGAACTTTACCTGCAACAGCATCATAAATTGTAGTATTAAAGTTAAAGGCAACAGATGAATTATACGATTTACGCATCTGTGATTTTGCTGTAAAACCAGTCAAATTTAGCGGTATAGTATTTGATGCTGCTACAGTAATTATGTTACTGTAATCAGCACCTGCATCTACAAATAGATTAGCAACCGTTGCCATTTAAATCCTCTTTTTTATTTATTAAGCAATACGAATTAAACCAGTAGTACTGTTATTTGTAGGCATTGTTAAAGTAAATGTACCTGATGTGATACTTTGTGGTGAGAATGTAAATACACCAACAGCATTTTTACCTGCTACAGTTGAGTTATATATCAACAATGTATCAAAACCAGTAATAGTTACGCCTGTCCAAGTCATTGAACCTGAAGGAGTCCAATAAGTTGTGCCTAAAGTATTTGCTGGAGCAGAAGCATTTGCAATTGATACTCCTCCTGCAGTATAAGTACCAGTAGCAGAAACTTCACCTGAAGTTGTATAAGCGCCTGATGCTGAAGATAATGTAGCTGTTGCTAAGTATAATGCACCATAAAATGTGTCTGCTGCAGCTTTACCACCTGTAGCAATAGAAAATGCATGAACTCCGTTCATTAAGTCAGTTTTGAAAGTATTGCATAAACCTGCAGTATTTGCCATTTTTGTATTTCCTTAAATTTAAAAAGTTGATTGTGCTACGCCAAGTTGTCCAAATGGATTATTTGTGTAAGTGTGAGCATTTGATTTTACTAATTCTTCATCTAAAAACCATTTTTCACTAAATAAAATATATGCAGATTCTACAATCCATTCAGTTTTATATGTTAATGCTACTTCTGGTATATTACCCTTTGAAGTATATATTAATGGTGCATCAGTTGGATTTGCATTTGCAATCGCAGCAGAATAGTCTATTTCATTCATAGTATGTTCTCAGTAATTATCATATAGTATTTATAAGTTTTAAATATGTGGTTTTGGATACAAATCTTTTATTGCTTTAATATTTTCTTTCCAAACATCAAAACCTTGGTTATAAAGAACATCCAATTGTTCTGCAATTGTCGGATAATTTTCTTTTCTTAACTTTTTATATTTATTAAATTCATATTCATCTTGCAATCTTTGAATTTCATCATCAACTTGTTTTTTAGTTGGCTTCTTTTGGGTAGTATCCGACCATTCTATATTTTCATATGTTTGGTCTCCAGTAATAGACCAAATTGCACCTGGTCTTAGTATTTGAAGTACATGAGTAACATCAAATACTTCAATTAGATCGTGTTTGTATATCATTAATAGATTTCCTGTAAAAGAACTGTACTAGTTGCTACTTCATAATTATTCTGACCGGATGCAGTTATTGATCTATTCAAATAAAATGTCTTTGAACCTACTCCACCCGATTGTATCATTAATTTATATATAATAGATGTACTAGTTACAGCACCTGGACTATCCATATACATATAATGATTAGTTCGTGGGGTTGAGTCATTATCTGCATCATATCCTGGTAACCAAATACCTGACCAATAACCTGTATCTGTCGTATTTCTTCCAATTTCTACATCAGCTCCAGAATTTATACTTCTAAATAATCTAAAAACTGTATCATGATGTACTTCAAATGAAATATTAAATTGAACTAATATTTTACTTGATGCATAAGATGTTGTTATACCAGTGTTTAATACATTAATGATTGTTCCTGTTGTATTTGCACCTGTAAATACAAATGTTGCTTTAGTATCAACTTTATTAGATACTGTTTGTACAACCATCCCGGTAGCTTTTGCTGAATACCAATTAGTTCCATCAGATCTTAATATTCTTTTAGTAGCACCAGGAGCAATAGTACCTATGCTATTTGCACCATTACCAACTATTAATCCATTATCTAAAATACTTGTTAATCCAGTTCCACCTTTAGTTACTGGTAATGTACCTATAGTATCTAGTGAGGATATATCAAGAACATCCCAAGAAGCAGTAGTACCATTAGTTTTTAAATATCTACCTGAAAATGTATTTTGAGAAGGTACATATGAAGGAGTTACATATGTTAATGCTGAGCCTGTAGAAGTTAGAACTTGACCATTAGTACCTATTGTATTTCTTCCCGTTCCACCATCACTTATATCCAATGCAGTTAATAATGAAATACTTGACGCGGATATAATACTTACACCAATACTAGTAATACCTGATAATGATCCACCTGTAATTGATATTGCATTTGAATTTTGAGTGGCTATAGATCCTAATCCAAGAGAAGTTCTAGCAGTTGCACCAGATTCTATATGCCAAGTTGTACCAGTACCTACAATAAAACTAGTATCAGTATATGATAATCCTGCTAATGTAGTTAAATTAGCATTGTATGCTTGAACATGAGAACCAATAACTAATCCTAAATTTATCTTAGCATCTGTAGAATTAGTAGCTCCTGTTCCACCTTGTCCAATAGCTAACTCAGTTCCTAATACTAATTGAGGTATAGTTATGCTATAAGATCCACCACCATTTGAAAAAGTTAAATTTGAATTCAAGTGCCAAGTTTTATTTCCAGTACCACTATAGATATCGCCTTTATTTAAATATAAACTATAATTAGTAAGACCATTTTCAGCAGAACCATATAAACCTATATTAGAACCACTTGCGTGAGTATCACTTGAATATCCTTTAACTCCAATTGCTCTTCCTGAGGCACTACTTATATTTACATGAGCTTCACCTATTACACCAATACCTGTACATCCTCCACTAGTATATCCTATACCATAAGCACCTACGCCGTATGCTATAATATTAGCAGTTCCTGAAGGAGTTCCGGCATTAGCAATAGATACCGTAATTACATTTGTTCCAGTATTAATATTTGTTATGATAGCTTCACTAGCTACTCCAGTTGCAGAAACAACTTGACCAATATATATTCCTGTTACATCACTAAGTGTAATAGTAGTTCCACCGGATGAACCTGCAATAATAGTTTTAGCTAAAAAAGATCCTGTTTTCTCTGATACTAAACCAATATTATGTGATTCATTTTTTTGAATACCAGACGCAACATCTGAAAATACAGTTACTGAATTTGGAAATCTTGTAGAATTTGCCTGACTACCAATATATAAGTTTGTACCGCCTGTTTTTAATAGTCTTGTTTGTATATCAACATTTAAATTAATAAAGTTATTATCAACTTCAGCATTAGTCAATGTTGAATTTTTGACCGTTGCACCTGTTCCTGCAATTGATCGAGTAGTTATAGCAGCCATTAATTTATCCTGTTAACAGTATATTTGCTTATTTACTTATTTATTATTTATTAATGTTAGTAACATTTGTTTTATATCACTAATATCATTTTTCAATACCTGTATTTCATTATTTTGACGAGCAATCAAATCCCTTTGATATAATTCCAAATTTCTTTTATTCATAAATTCATTATAACCATTATCCGAAGTGTTAATTATAGCACGGGACTCTACATCCCGTACTAAATCACTATTTCCTGTTACTTTTAAATATTTCATATTATGCGCAAGCAATAATTCTCAAATCTTTAATAGTTGGTACTGCACATGTATTTGTAGATTGCATTACTAACTTAACAGTAACAGTATCAAATTGACCATTAGTTGAATGAATATTAATACTACCTTGAACAGCACTTTCATTAACTACAGACATTGTCAATGTAGATTGACCTACAGTTGCGCCAGTACCATCAACAATATTTGTAATAACTGCTGCAGTACCAACACCTATACCTGTTACTAAAGCTCCAACTGAAACTCCAACTGTCTTTGGAATTACAATAGTACTTGCTCCAGATACTCCACTTATTGCATCAACCGTAATAATTTTATCAGTTTCTACATTATAATGATAATCTGTATATGTGAAATCACCTAAATCATTTTTTATTACCGGTGTAGGAGGTTCTATTTTAATCCAATTTAAACCTTCAATATCACTTGATTTTACTGCTTTATAATATACAAATACATCAGAACCTACAGGTACATTTGCAGCAAAATTTATTTTTAAAAATCCACAAACTTGATTAAGTATAATATTATTAGAAACATATTTACTAATAGTTGAACTTCCTGCAGGAGTAATTTCATCTTTGAACATTATTCTATTAACTAATGTAGTTCCAACTACTGAACCTTGGCTTACAAAATCTTTACCAATTACAAACATTTTTCCTGTGGTACCATCATCAGTAATATGAGTTACAAGCAATGTACCATTATTATATGATGAAGTTGTTCCTGCAATAGTAACATATGATCCAATAGCAACTGCTTTTATATTATCTCTAAATGTTGCATTTGTACTACTAATAGAAGCGTGTCCATATAGCGTATCTGAAACTTTAGGACTAAAAGTTAATTCTGAAGTTCCAGTACCAGTAAATACAGATACTTCATCAATTACAGCAACATTGGTAATACTTTCTGAAGGTTTATTAATTTTATTAGATACCAATATTGCACTAACCCTATGAGTATCAATAATAGGAGATAAATTATCTTTTGTAGTTTTCATTTCTGCTGTAATAGTTAAAGGTTTTATTCCACCTAAACCAGCATTTGCTTCATTAACTTCAGATACTATCATCCTTGGAGTATTAAAATAATTTAAATCATTTGAAACACATGGAACTGATGCAGCATCTAAAACATAAGGTGTTTGAGAACCATCAACAGATTTTCCAGATGCAGTTCTAATTTTATAATTAATACTAGTTTCAGGGAAATTTAAATTAGCAATTGAAGGTTGAATAACATCATATTGGATATTTTTAGATAATACCCATTCTTCAGTTGTACCTGAAGGTCCAGCATATCCAGAAGATGTAGCATTACCTCCAGCTGTAATTGTATATGAATCTGCATCGACATTTGATATGATTCTATCACCATTTAAATTAGCTGCGGTAATACCTTTTACAGTATTAACTATGCCACTAATTCTAACTTTGCTTCCTGAAGGCATACCATGATCTTGGTTCCAGATTCTAACAAGAGGAGATGCATTTGTTGTTTGAAAAGGATATGCATCAACTGAATCCGTTGTAATTTTAGTAGCTGGAATTACATCATTAATAAATTCAACAGTACCTAATGCAGTTACATCAAATTTAGCTCTGTATACTGTAAATTTCATATCTTGTGTATCACACGGAGTCCATGATTGACCATTTTGTGATTTATACAATACACCTGCATAAGGTTGGTTGGTTACTGATTGAGAAGAATCTGGAATAGCATTACCCATTTCAGAAATCCAAACTCTATAAAGAATAGAATCACTTAGTAATACAATTGCATAATCCGTTAAATTTTGTACATACACTGGAGTTTTAAAAGTAAATGTTGTAGGTGTATCATATTTTGGATATGGTATTGGTACAACACCTTCGCCTGTAACACTAACAATTGTTGAAGATAAATTAATTTTATCAGTCTCTAGTGTAACTTCACTACCAGGTAAAATAGTTGCACCTGGATATCCATTAACTGTATTACGGATTTGGAGAGTCACAGAAAGGCTAGGATCTTTTTTAGCAAAGAATATATCTACTTTTGTTAAGAAACAACCTCCAGGTTGATCTTTAATTGTAAAGGTTTGAGCAAGAGGATCATACCAACCCGTGCCTGTAACAACCCGTTCAGATGTTTCTGTAATAATCTGATTATCTTTTAAACGTTCTTGTACTAATATACCATTTCTTGTTGCAGTGTATGTTGCTTCCTTAGTTTGTAAAATTCCACTTGCTTCATATATATTACTGCCTCTAGAATCAAACGATCCTAGCGGAGTAGTAGTATCTTGAAGTTTAAATTCACGTTTACCTGTTCTAAATCTAACACTATCAGTATTAGGAATATCAAACAACAAACTAACACTACCATTAAAACTAGTTGTTAATGAACTACCTAATACTTTAACTGTAGGTGTAGATGTTAATGTACCAGTAGCAAGACTTATATTTCCTTTTACAGTATCGCCAGATGAGAATATACCTTTAATATTAACTACAAATATTGATTTATGTCCAGTATCTGGATTATATTCTATATCAACTATAACCGCTGTTGCAGGACATCCTGCAGAATCTGGTGTTTGATATGAAGTAGCACCTCGATGTGATACAAATATAATATCACCTTTTGTTAAACAAACTTGTGTATCACCATTTATTCTACGTTGAGTCCCTGAAGAATCTCCACCAACATTAGAAGTATGATCAAATATTCCACTAACAGAAGTTCCAAGATTTAGTTTTGTGGCAGGAGTACAATATTTAGATATATCTATATTTTCAAAAAATGGATAAAATCGTGTTCCTGGTTTTAAAGCTTTTGCTTGAATTAATACATTTCTAGATCTAATATATGGAATAACCGCAGTAGACACAATTCTGTCTTCTGTCAATTCAGTATCTACTCTAGCAACTAAGGTTGTATTAACACCTGTCCTAGATTGACCTTTTGTAGTTGCTGTTGTAGTTGTAAGAGTATAAGAACCTGCATAAATACTCCAATTACCACCTGTTGAAAAGTTTTCTCCTGTTAATCCTCGGGCTTGAGCTTGTTTAGCTAATTGTCCACCATAGGTATTAGTAATTACCGGTTTTCCAGACCATTGAGTTTGCCAAGCATTCCAAATAGTACCAAGAACGCCTGAATGTTCCGCTAATGCTTTAATAGTATTATAATTACCTTCAACATTATTAATAATATCCGGCTTACGGTTTATTTCAAACCAATCATCTGATGATGGAGTTAATTCCATTTTGCCTAAGAAAGTAAAAATTGCAAATGGATTAATTCGTTCAGTTCTTGAACCTATAGTTTGTTCTGCAATTTTAACATGATCTACTACAGGTAATGTTATAATATCACCATACATTTTATAACTGCTTGCCGTTCTAGCACCTTCAGTTTTATTTTTCTCAATTAAATTAATATTTTGCATTGTATAAAATGGTCGCAATTGATTATTTTCTTGATCAATTGCACATAAGTAATCAGGTGAGAACGTATTACCTACACCATGACCATTGAAACTATCTACAATAAATCCATTTTGGTATCTATCCAAACCTGAACTATCTGTTACTTTCAATGCAGTTGTTTCTTGTTCTAACAATGACAAAGCTGTATAATATTCTAAATTTTCAATACGTTTTTCTAGTTTACCTATATCACGCATAGTATAGCGTTTATTTTCAGATTTTGTGAAAATAACATTATTAGTAGTAGTATCTAATGTATACGGAGCAATAGTTAATGAATACAACTCCATACCAGTCGACAGAGCAATTGGTTGTAAAAGAGGTATATTTGGAGTACCTTTAACATTAACAAAATTACCTGTATAATTAAGATAGATTTTATCTAGTCTAGGCAAATAATAATCATAATCTATATTTACATCAACTGCTCTTTTTGGTAAAAATGTAGTAGATGTCCATGAAGTACCATTATATGCTGGACGAAAATCAATAGCATCTCTTAATGGGAATCCATCAAATGATGTAATTTCATTATATGATACTCCTGCATATGATTCAACAGTAAAATAATCTCCAGTACCATGTGCAAAATATTCAAAATATACTTGAACAGGAGCTGTAGGCGGAGAGAAAGATGATTTTAATGTTAAACGACTATAATCATAATGAGTTTCCCTTTGACCATCATCAAAATCATATCTATCTGAAATATCTATATCATAACCACCACTAGGAGCATCAAATGTACCTGATTTCATGTTAATTGATAAAACTTTAAAAACATCAGCATACCCTAGATTTAAAATCGAGGCTTGTCCTACCGCAGCTGTAGTATATGATGTTTGAGTAATATTTGCAGTCTTAGTTCTTCTAGTTGAAGTCGAACCAGTTTTATTAACTGCGGCAGATAAAACTGCACTTTGGGTATTATATGCACTATCTACATATATTGTTACTTGTGTTCCTGCAACAGTTATACCGGTAATTGGAACAACTGCTGATGGTGTAGATAATAGGTAATTTTCATACGCTGCAGAAGAAGCAAATTCGCCAGTATCTGTAGTATCAAATGTTACTTGACCGGCAGTTATAGTTTTGGCAGCAAATCTTTCAAATACAGTATAATTAATATCAGATGAAGCTTTAATAAATGAATTTCGTAATGGGAAAATCAATCCTGAATTATTAGGTTCAACAATATCTGTAGACAATATTGAAAATACATTTCCCGTAAGAGCAGGCGAAAAAATTGAATCAATAGTTAATGACACATTGGATGCAATTGCAGTAACGCGTCTAACTTGTGAGGCACTAGAAATATAATCACCAATTTTTAATGATGAAAGAAAGTTTGTTCCACTACCAGCAATAGTTGTTGTTGCACCAGATATTGTTCCTGGTAATTTTTTTAAAATAGGACTAATATTAGCTGCAAATAAAGATGTACCAAATGATTTTGCATCTCCAGTTAAAGTTTTACCAACATTCATAACAATATCAAATACAAATAATTTGTATATTGTAGTTGTTTGATATACTAAACCATTATCCCATTCAACACCTCTTACTTTGCAAGTACCGATTATAGAACCGGCCTTATTAAGTTGATCATAAATGTTTATAGTTGTATTAACTTTATAATCTGGTATACCTAATAATTTTGTAACAAGAATATAATTACCAACTGTGGTAGGTGTTTTAGCATTATTTACAGAATTATATGTTCTTGCTTTATCTACATCTACAAATTCTGTAGATGGTTTTTGAATTTTATATCCTTGAACATACGCTTTACCTGCTTCCATACCAATAGCAAGTTTTGCTTCATTACCAAAATTAGCATATGAAAGTGCTGCAGCATTTATACCACTATCACTTGTTATAATAACATTGGGATTAGACGTATATCCTGAACCTTGAGTAATAACATCAATACCAATTAATTCGCCTTCACTATTAATTTTAGCTACGGCAGAAGCACCTGTACCATTACCACCTGAAAAACTAATAGCAGGAGCAGTTAAATATCCAGAACCTTGTTGTGTTACTTGTATAGAAATTACAGAACCAAACGCGTCATATATACCTCTATTATAATTTGGCTTTGGTGTATATACCCATTGAACTCCTGTAGTAGTACCATCATATACTTTACCTACAGGATGGGTTGGTCCTGTTGCCCCTGCTGACGTGCCTGTATTTCTAGCGGTATACAATTTATTACTATTTAAAACAATATCACCTAATAAATACAATCTACCAGTTACCCAACTACTTCTGTCATTATTTCTATGTTCACGAACATCTATTCCAAAGGGAATAACAGTATAGTCTCCAGATTCATCATAAGTTCTTTCTGCTAGTGATTTTTCTAATTGTGCATAATCTGTACCGCTTTTTATGCTTATTATTCTACCGTTAATAACACGACCTAACTCAATAAAATTAGAATCAGTAGTTGTACCAATAGGTAGTTTTGTTAAAACTAAATCTATACTATGTCTATGCGCACCAGGAGCAGCATAATTATAACTGTTTTGTGCATTATCTAATAACGACTCATCTTCATATTCACTAGTGATAGTTTCATTAATAGTTAATCCAATTCTATAAGAAGGTATATTTGAATATTTGTCTAATATAACTGTTTGACTATCTGCTAAAACAAAAGATCCATTAATGTAATATACACCTCTTGCTATAATACCAGCAGAACCCGTACCTACAGCATTTGTAGAGATAGATTGTACAGAATATGTTTCATCTACAAGAGATATTACTTCAGCATTACCAAATGGAACAGAAGCTAAAGAAGTAGTATTAGATGTTATATACCGAACAAATAAAGTTGCTGGATCAGTATTATTATATTCAGTAGCATATACAACCTCTGCAGCAATACCACTTGTGGCACCTACAACTTGTTTACCTATAAAAGAAGCTATAAAATCATTTACATTAACTCCACCATAGGTAGGATCTATTTTTACATAACTATATTTTGTGTCAATGGCAAATTCTCCAGGAATAACCATAGCGCCCTGCTTAAACATATGGTCGCCATGTCTTTTAACTTGAGTTTGGAGAATTGTTTGAAGTTGTGTTAATTCTCTTGCTTGAACAGGATATCCTGGACGAAACAATATTTTATAGAATTTTTTATCTTCATTATAATCGTCGTAGTACGGTTCTGTATTAAAATCTAACATGATTCTCTCTTTGTCCTAAAGGTATTGTTATCATTATTTATTAGAATCCAATTATTGTTCTAAGAGTAACTGTTTGTTGATCAGTAGGTGTAAATGCCTGTCTATTATCTATATACATTAAATCACCTGAATATTTATCAATAGTTGGTGGAGCAACATCAAGCATAGTAAATGTTTGTGTATTATTTGATACAAGGTACATAACTTTGCCAACATCCAATGTATAATTATCAAGTGATTGTAATAACATTGCACTACCTGTATTTGTTACAATTCTAAATCTTGAATTAGTTGTAAATTCTGCAATTAAAGAATCTGCGGCAAATGTCGTAGTATTAGTATTAGCATAAACTACCCAACATGCGGTTTCAAATACAGTTGTTGCAATATACGTAGTACCATATCTATACATATTACGAATAATACCAATTTGTCTATAGTCATTATTAACCGTAAACCCTTGGTTTTTATAGTTTGATATGTCACTAAAAAACATTAAACCACTTGCTTTTAATTCATTTAACGCGTTTTTACCATGACCTCCATATGGAGGTATAATTACTCGAGCAGTAGCACCGGTACCAGTTCCAGATATAATAGCATTTGCCCAAGTATATCCATAACCTTGAGTTACTATATTTATTTTTGTAATTCTACCTGCAGTTACAGTTACTGTTGCAGTAGCGCCAGTACCATCTCCTATTATAGCAACAGTTGCTGAGGTATATCCATATCCTCCTGAAACTACCGGAATATTCATCAATTTACCAAACACAGTCAATAACTCTACATTTGCTTGTAGTGAATTAATATCACCAATTGATAATGAAGCAGTTAATTGTGCTCCTGTTCCATCACCTGATATATCTATAATAGCAACAGAATAACCAATTCCACCGTCAATAATTTGTGCACCAATAATTTGTCCACCACTTATTATAGGTACTAATCTTGCTTTTGATGGTGTAGTTGTTGCAGTTATTAAACCATTTACACCTGCTACATCACTAATAGTAATAATAGGGGATTTAGAATAACCTGCACCACATTTCATAGTTATAGACGCAGTAGCAGCTATACCTGCATACGTTAGAGTTGCAGTTCCATTTGCGGCACTTCCACTTAAATGAGTTGGAGCAGTTGAACTTGAGGTGCCACCAATAGTTACTGTGTATAATCTATTTGCATAAAATATTTGTTGGTTAGTTGTATATAATGTAGTTGCTGTCCATAAAGTACCAATAGTTACAGTAGGTACAGTTGTATATGATCCAATTCCGGTAACAACAACCATATTTAATGAACCATTTTGTATTACTGCGCTTGCAGTTCCTCCACCTGAACCGGAAATAATAACCGCTGGTGTAGTAGTATATCCAGATCCTATATTTGCAACGTCAATTGTTGCAATATTTTTATTTAATGTAACAGAACTTAATTGTCCACTACCATTTTTTGTTGCAGTACCGGTAGCACGAGCTCCAATAAATTGTAAAGCAGCAGTTCCATTTGATACTATACCACTAACATGTACTGGTCCTGATGTAGTAAATGTTCCTGGTATAACTGATTTATAATAGTTATTATTATAATTTATTAATTGATCTAAAACTACATTTGCACCAGATACCCATGCAGTTGAATTGCTAACTGGAGGTTCAATAGATATAGTTGGAGCAACATATCCAGATCCTACTTCTGTTATAGTTGCACCTAAAACATACAATGGATCTGCTTCTAGATAACCATCACCTATAACATTTAAAATTGCGCCGGTATATCCTGAACCTCTAGCATCAATTTTAATTATCTGTATATTACCTTTAGAATAAAATTGCTGCTGTAATGCCGTAAGAATAGGCATATGAGAATTTGTAAGAAATTTGCTTCTAAGAGAAATAGGAATATTGTATATAAATTTCCAAATATAACCATCATTTGTAGTTATTGTTTCTGCACTAGCACCATAAGGTTGCTGAGTAGATTGTGCTTCATTATTATTGTCAATGCACATATATACATTAAAATTATCTCCTAAAACATAATAACTAGTATCTTCTAATCTTTGTATACCTTCTTGACTTTTAATAACAACTGCTGCGGCCGTTGCGCCACTGCCTAGTCCATCAAAAGTTACTACCGGTGTTTCAGTATATCCGTATCCTTTGCTTGTTAGTGTGATACTAGTAATTATACCGTCCAATACCGTTGCAGTTGCAGAAGCACCTTGACCTACTCCGGTTATAATTATTGTAGGTGCTACAACATAATCACTTCCGCCTGAAATTAAATCAATTCCTTGAACTTCAGTAGAATATGAATCATCATATTGATCATAAATTGTGCCGGATATCCAATCTATTTTTGGTATTATATATGCAACATCATTTGGACTAATTGCTTTTAATGAAATAATTTCATTTCGTGTATCATGTTCATATGATGCAGAATCTATAGGCAGGGGAGGATTATTTTCATCACCCCAAGATAAAGTTTTACCCAAAAAGTAATAATAATTTGACCCTTTTGTTATAACATCATTATATACACTATCAGCTACCGAATTGTGTAAACTTGACTTTATTAATGCTGTTTCTGCCATTATTTTTCTCTTTTTGAGTAATTTTTATTATTAAGCAATTGTAATAGTCCAATTAATGGAAAGTGTATCAGTACTTGCTTTTGTTATTGCAGGAAAAGTTGTATGAGCTAACATTGTACCACTTGAACTTGCATTAAATAATCCTGCTTCTCTTAAAGTGCCAGTACCAGTTCCGCCTCCAAAAGTTGCAGTTGCCTGAACTGTATTACTAGAATTTGTATAAGTTGCTAATGCAACTCTTGCAATTTCAGTATTTAATGTTAAATCACCAACAGTTGGTGTTGTAGAAACAGAACCAATTGCCATATACGACATTACACCTTGAGATGTACCTTGCATTCTTGCCGCAATATGGTTTTTACCTATTGTAACAATTAAATTTGGTACTTCCATATGTAATTTGACATTTCCCTTTTCGTCTATAAGAGTGATTTCAAGATCTCCCTTAACTGACAGTATATCACTAATCATTTATATAACTCCTAAAATTTATTAAAAATCTGTTTTGCCTTCGAAATATTCTGCAGAATCACTGAAATATACATCAGGACCGAATATATAAGCGTTGTATGCCACATAACCACTATCACTTGGTGTAGCAATATCTGTTATTATATTATTTATTATATTTCTATATGTGTCAAACTCAGATGTTAAACCTAATCCACTTATAGAAACAGTAACATATTTTGATATAGATCCTATACTGGTCAATGCAGAATTTGATACTAATGATTTAGACATAACCATTGAGACAGACGGTATTAAACCTAAACCTGTAGTAATACTTAAACCAATAAGAGACTTAGTTTCTGTCATGGAGGTACTTTCATTACCAAGTGCTGTAATTAAAGAACTTCCACTTAATTTCATTGTTTGACCGGTATCAAGTAGTCCATCTGATAAAGTTGAACTATTACCGGTCAATCCCTTTATCATGCTCTTTGATACAGTATTAATACTTAATGTTAAAGACTTCTCAATTAAGATAATATCAATCGCCTGTGAAGGTGCAACTGTATTAACACTTAATGTTAAAGAATTGCCGGTGTTATCAATATCAAATTTCTTGTCAAGTTGACCAATAGAACTCGTTGCAGATTCGCCGGTATTTGCAATTGTAAAATGCTTTTCTAATAATCCAATATTTGATGATAGTTGTTTACCAGTTTGAGCAATTTGGAACCATACACCCACTGATTCTTTATATGTAGCAACTTCTCTTCCTATTAACGCAACTTTAAATTGAACACCATTAGTTCCATCAGGCCGGGTAACCCAATTATTATTTATAGAAGATGTTACATAAGTAGCATTACCATTTTCATAATTTAATACTTTACTTAAATGTAACCAATGACTGTCACTCATTGTAATTTTATCATCAAACTTTAAATTTGAAGATTTAATTACTAGTTGAACAAATTCACTTAAATTAAATTCATTAGTGATAGAATATTCACCAAATAAAGCATTGCCAGTAGGATGAACTAATGTTTTAACAAATGATTCATATTTACTAAGTTGCTCATCTATTTTAAGAACATATGCAAACTTTTGAAAATATTTGCTATCTTGAATATAAATATTATCACTAATAAATCCTTCATTAGTTTTAAAATATCCTGTATATTTTGCTTCTGCTCCTATTGTAATATAAAGAACAGAAATATCTTCCTCATCAATTATAGTACTTGAATATGTTGTAGCGTTATTAAATGTTTGTACAACATCTCCAACATATAACGCACCTAAAGCAGGAGTTGCTATATCTATATTATAGTTTGGTCTTGTAATAACACCATAATCTATAAATTCTTCAGTATTATCTCTAATTGTAGCATCCCACGCTACAGGACCTGAGCCAGAGAATGATATTGTAAATGGTAATTGTGTAAAACTAATCTTACGTGCTTGATCTGAAGTTATATACGCATAAAAATTAGTTTCATAACCAACACCAAAGGATATAAATTCAGCAGTTTTAACCGCGCCAACACTATCTACAGACTTAATTTTTACAATAGATCCTATACCTTCACCAGAACTTATAGGATATACTTGTCCTGATTTAAAACCCTTTCCACCTGAAAATACATTTATTTTAGTAGTTGTATATAATACATCTGCAACAAATTCATTTTCATAAAATATTTTATTATTTTCAGTTATAGTATTAAAATAATCTTTATCATAAAATAATTCTACTATTTGAGTATCACCACTAATAATTGGATCAATTGGTTTAAAACTTTTTATTGTTATTAAAAATGTACTAGTAGATGTTATAACACTAACCTTATTACCTACAATAAGATCTGGGGTGCCTTTTGATATACGTACAAATATAGATTTGTCTTGAATCCATTTACCATCTGAAGGAATTAAAACACTATTATATGGATAATCTACAACAACATCTTTTTGAAATAAAATTCTGAATAATAATTTGAAAGCTGCTTCTGTACCTTTAGCACGATATAGTTCACGTATATGTTGTAAAAGAAATCTTTCATCTATAGGTAGATTAGGTAGATTAATTGCAATTTCATGCTTGAAATATTGAATAAATGAATCTAAAGTGTTATCAATATCTTTTAAACTTTTGTAATCTGTGTTTACATTTGCCTCTAGAAATTCATAGTATGCTTCCAAAAATGCAACAAATGTCTGGTAATCTCCCCGAATAAATTCAGGAAGTTGCCCAGCTACTAATGATGATAGTTTTGGTTTAATGTCTGACATTATGTTCTACTCGAAGCAAAGATGTAGTTTGTACCACCGGCAGTGTTACCATTAATTGTTTTATCGGATATTACAGTTACATTAACTTTAGCAGGATCAATTTGCACAATTTGAGTATATGCTGAAACTATATCATTAGATTGAGGTTTAATAGAAAGTTCTAAAGTAGAACCTACAATCATTGATATATTTAGATTGTATATGTTAATAATACCTTTTTTATAATCTACACTTCCTATTTTAGAATTAACTACTGTTCTCACAGTTTTATTATAATAAAATAGAATCATATTACCTATACCGTCATCAACAAGATAATATACCTTTGTTGTATCACCTGAAATATAAAATCCTGTACTTAAAATCATATCTTCAGGTACCCCTGAATAATATATTGGAGTAATTAAACTAACAGTATATTGAGCAGAAATATTGTACTTGGGATAAATCTTACGGTGTAAAGTTAATGTAGTAATATTATTTAGTATTGACGATTCAGCATTATCAATTAATTTACTTAATTTAGAATATCTTAAAATTCCTTCAAACTTCTGTAAATCATTTTGATTATAAGTTTCAATTTCATTTTTTATAATAGTTTGTAATTCAGAAATAGATCTTGTAGTTTCTAACTCATTATAATAAACGGTAACATCTAATTCTACATTAATATATTCGGCATCTACAATTACTGGAGTAACGGTTGTAACCTTTTTAGGTTTAATAATATTATGTAATAAATAATCTTTTTGTTGTTCAGTTAAGAAATCACCACTTTGAGGTTTAACGCAAATAAATATTTTACCATATATTGGAGGAGTTGCATCCTCTCCACCCCAAATAGTAACAGAATCAATATCAGTCATTTCAGAATATATTAATGCTTTATAATCATCAATAGTTACTGCTCTATCTTGAGCAGAGTAAACTCTAGGTGCATTAAATTTAATTGAATCTAAATTTTCAGACGCGCTTCCATTAGATGAGTATGCAATAGTAGTTATACTGGGGATACTAAATCCTGAATATAAAGCATTTCCATTATATGTAAAAACTTTTGCATTATTAGCAGCATCTAAATTTGATACCATATAATCAATTTCAACTACATTTCCATTTTCTAAAGCAAATCCAATATTTCCATCTCCAAAGGTTAATTCATATAAACCATCATCTATTTCTTTTACCCAATATACATGTGAAGTACCATTAATATTTAATATTGATTCTGCTAAAGTGTAAACAGTAACATCTGAACTATTAACAGACTTATAACATTTAACAACTATTGAACTAGTATCTACATTTGCATTTGGTATAATATATCTTGTGCCTGTATCTTTAGTATATTTGTATGTTAATGGAATACCTTCAAATAATTCTACACTAGCAAATTCGTAAACATTCCTAGTATTTTTTGCAGTACTATAAGCAAATCTATTATAAAATCTATATGATTTATTATTAACTATTGTAGAAAATGGTGAATAAGCAGGTAATGTAATAAGATTAGGAGATTCATTATCACCTGTAGAAGTCATACTTAACATAGCAGTAGAGCATGTAGCAGACTTTGGTGTATACCCCAAGGTTTTTGATAGTGAAACAACACTATTCCTTTTTCTTGCAGAATCCAAAAACATTTCATTAATAGAAAGGTTGTTGTAAATAGCATTATAGTGTGTATTGTATGCTAAAATATCAAGTAATACAGATAAACCAGAACCATCAAAATCATAATCCTGGAATGTTTCTTGACCTTTTAAAAATTCTTTTAAACTAGTTTTAATTGTATCAAAATCTAGTTCAGATACATTTATTTTTTTACTTGCCATTTATCGAGTCCTTTCCAGTACTAAATCTAATTGTATTGGTCTTGTTGTATTTAAAATCGTGAAATAGATGGAAACATATACTGAATTATTATCAGGAGAAAGAGTCACAGTTATATCATTTAAATTTACTCTTGGTTCATGATTAATAATAAGATCTATTAAAACTGCTTTTAAAGTGTAGGTTAATAGAGGTGTTGATAAATCAAATAATAATCTATGTACTGGAGAACCCAGTTCAGAATGAAATGGTCTTTCATAGTTTTGTGTTAAAACTAGATTTTTTACCGATGCTTTAA